CAAGTTGATTTAGTTGCAGACCAGTTCTCAATCCCATCTCACGGATTTAGCCAAGGTGAACTTGTTCAGTACGACTCAGTAGGACAAACTGCAATTGGCGGTCTTGTTTCAGGTAACCCTTACTACATCATCTTAATTGATGGAGACAACATTAAATTAGCAGCAACATTGGCAGATGCTAATGCTGGAACTGCTGTGAATATAACAAGTGCTGGTGTGGGTCGTCATCGTATTTTGTCTTTGACAAAATCTCCAGACGGAACATACACAGTAAACAGCGTTCCAAGCGTGTACACATTTACAGTACCAGCAAACGGTTATGTACCATTTATTGTTAAGACGTTTACTCCTCGCCAAGTTATTGACTTACAGGCAAACAACATTAGGATTTTGTCTCATGGTTTTACGACTGGAACAAAGGTAACTTATAGCAACGGTGGCGGTACAAGCATTGGCGGTCTAACCAATACTAATAACTATTATGTAATTAACATCAGCAAAGACTATCTCCAACTTGCAACAACGGCTGAAAATGCTTCATCTGGTGTGCCTGTTGTTTTAACTTCTTGGGGTGGCGGTGTTGACCATTCTCTTACTTCTGCTCAAATTAATGGTTTTGTTACTGGTACAGGTTCTGTAACTACTGCTTCTGGTTCAACGCTTGTAAGTGGTACAAATACTGCTTTTGCTAAGATTCTAAAGGTTGGTGATAAGTTCCGACTCTTCCCACCTTCAGTTACAGTGACTGGAACTTTTGCAAGCACAAACACAACTGTTAACCCTACAAACACAATCACTATTACAGGACATGGGTTCCAAACAGGCGATTGTGCTATTTATTCAGCGGGAACTGGCGGTGTTGCTCCAACAGGTATGACTTCTGGGTTCTTCTACTTCTTAAGAAGAATTGATGCAAACACAGTTAAGTTGTTTAACACTGCAAGTGATGCAGTCAACAACACTAACCCTGTAATCTTTACAACCCAAGGCTCTGGCTCTTCTATGACATTGGTCAAGACAACACCAGTAGCCCCTATTATTCGTAAGATTACAGCGATTGGTTCTGATACTCAGATTACTGTTGACCGTCCATACGCAACAACCTACACAGGCGTTTCTTATGCTTACCAGACCTTTATTTACGTACGTCCACAAGGCTACTCATTGCACCGACCATTTGATGGTGGTGTTGAAATGTCTACTGGTGTTGGTACTTCATGGGCTTCAATTATTCGTCAGACTCGTAAGTACTTCCGTTACCAGTCAGGTAAAGGTCTTCAGACTTCGTTTGGTATCAACTTCAAACCAACTATTGATATTGAGTCAATAGCAAAGGTTTCTAATACCACCTTCCAGTGCACAACCCGTCGTCCTCATGGATTAATTAATGGTCTATACATTAAGATTTCAGAAGCATTGACCAGCACTGGTGCAACAAGCACAATCTATAACGGAACATTCCAAGTAACAGTCCTTGATTCAACTACATTTACATGTATTGCAGCAAGCACAATTGGTAATGCTCCAGAAAACGTTGCTTATGGATTCCCACAATTTAACGTTACCTCTTGGCAAAACGGTGCTCTTCGTGCTGGTATGTTTGATTTCCAAAACGGTATGTTCTTTGAGTTTGATGGACAAAAGATTTATTGCGTTCGTCGTTCTTCAACACAGCAAATTGCTGGAACAGCCTCTGCTCTTCAAGGTTCAGAGTTTGTATTCGGAACAAACACTCAATTCTCAAAACAATTAAAGGTAAATGACTACATTGTTATGCGTGGTCAATCCTATAAAGTTTCTAGCATTATTAGTGACACTCGTATTACTGTTAAGCCTGAATACAAGGGTGCTTCTGGAATTGAAAAAGAGTTTAACCCAGGAAATGGAACTACAGGCGTAGTAAGAATTTCAGACAGCAAGTTTGTTATTCAAAACCACGGATTTACAAATAGTTTGCCTGTTGTTTATGACTCAATTGACGGAACTCCAATCGGAGGTCTTATCAATGGTCGTACTTACTATGTAAATCTTATTGATAATAATAACTTCTACCTAAAGGCATCTCCAGATTCTGGTACAAACGTAACTATTTCCTCTGTTGGTAGCGGAACCCCACACTCTCTTACTCCAGCAAAGAGCGGTATTATTGTTACTAAGACAGTAGATACTCGTGTACCACAACAAGAATGGTCAATTGACCCAGCAGATGGAACTGGTCCAACTGGATACAACCTAAACCTTGGAACTATTCAGATGTGCTACATCGACTACTCTTGGTATGGTGCTGGAAAGATTCGTTTTGGATTTAAGACAAAAGAAGGTGAAGTCCAGTACGTCCACGAGTTTATCCACAATAACTACCAACTTGAGTCTTACTTCCGTTCGGGTAACTTGCCTACACGCTATGAAGTAACAACTTACGATACCCCAACATATATTCCGTTCCTATTCCACTGGGGTACTTCAGTTATCATGGACGGTAAGTTTGATGATGACAAGGCTTACCTGTTCTCACAGTCTGGTCAGACTCTGACTATCTCTGGAACAACAGCAAAGTCATTTGGTTCTAGAGCAATTGCAGTTGCTACTAACCAAATTAATATCCCAACTCATGGTTTTGCATCGGGTGATAGCGTTCAATTTATTGGATTAACTGCTCAAGGTTTGACTGGAAATAACAACCAGAACCCAAGCATCACTGCCCAAACTGCTTACAACTTTAGCAATTTACAAAACTCTTCAGTTGTGTTTATTCGACGTGTAGATGCAGATAACATTACTTTGCATCCAACACAAGCAGACGCTATTGCTACTGGTGGTACAAACGTAATTGACCTTACTTCTCAAGGCAATGCTCAGTACACCTACTACCTATATCCTCTTGGCTCACTAAATAACACCTCTGGTGCTAATTACCAGCCTCTTCTATCACTTCGTTTGTCACCTTCTGTTTCAAGCGGTTTGACTGGAAAACTGGGTGACCGCGATGTTATTAACCGCATGCAGTTGCGTATGAAGGAACTTGCTATCCAGACAACTCAGTTGGTAGATGTAAAAATCCTTATCAACCCACGTCTGAATAACCTAAACTTCACATCTGTTGCATCCCCATCTTTGACACAAATCATTCAGCACACTGGTAATGACACAGTTTCAGGTGGAACACAGATTTACAACTTCCGTGCTGCGGGTCAGAACGGTGTTGAGCAGTCAACTACTGTGGACATTTCAGACCTCTTTGAGTTGTCAAACTCAATTCTTGGTGGCGACTCCGTGTTCCCAGACGGTCCAGACATTTTGACAATTGCTGTGGCACGTTTGACTGGTAACACTACGCTTACCTCAGCAAAGTTAACATGGACTGAAGCACAGGCATAGGAGGAGTAACCCATGGCGATTATTCGACTTGGAGTTGCTACTCCTGCTGCCAACACTGCATCTCAACTTGTATCGGTACTTAACTCACACCTAGCATCAGTCATAATTTCTAACACTTCATCGCAAGCAACTCCGCTATGCAAGGTTGACATCTATGTCATTCCAGCAGGTGCTGCAACTGAATCTGAATACGCCTATATTGTCAAAAACCTAACAATTGGAGTAGGTCAGTCTTTTGAGACTTTTAGATTTGCTTTAAACGCAAATGATGCAATTTACGTGAAATCAACTCTAGCAGGAACATCGTTTTCTGCTTATGGGTTGCTTCAATCAGAAGACGTTGGACCTTCAGATTTGCCCGCTGTTTTTAGAAACAAAACTATTCGAGGAATCAACAACACGCTATATGTAGATAAGGGTTCAACTGCAACACGTCCCTCAACCGCTGAGGTAGGATACGTCAGGTTTAACACAGACTTTGACGCATTAGAGGTAAAGACTTCTAATGGATGGAGATTGGTGGCGATGATTTAATGCCAGTAACACGACTTGGTTTAGCAAATCCTGACGCTAACGTACTTACAGATTTAGTTACTGTTTCTAAAGGTTATGTTGCCTCAGTAATTATTGCTAATAAAGGCACAAATGATGCAACCGTTTCTGTTTATGTTGTTCCAACTGGCTCTGTTTACACACAGCCTACTTCTTTAACAATTGTTAAAGACTTGACTATAACAATGGGACAGTCATTTGAGACTTTTCGTTTTGCTTTAAATACTGGCGATACTATTACGGTCGTTGGTAGCACCTCTAACATTTCGTATTCAGTAACCGCTGCTTATGAAGTTGACGGAAAGCAGTACGTTACTTATGGAGCAACGGCTCCATCTTTGCCTCAAATTGGCGACATTTGGATTAAAACAACAAATGCTGTTTCTTTTTGGAACGGAACTGCTTGGATTGACTCTATAACCGTTGGACCTACTGGTCCGACTGGTGCAACAGGAACAACTGGAGCAACTGGACCTACTGGTGCTCAAGGACCTACTGGTCCATCAGGTGGACCAACAGGTCCGACTGGACCAACAGGTCCTGCTGGTGCAAACGGAACTCCTGGAGGACCTACTGGTCCAACTGGACCTACTGGTGCTTCAGGAATTGCTGGAGTAACAGGTCCTGCTGGACCTACTGGTCCAACTGGACCAACAGGAGCCACAGGTGCAGCAAGCACCGTTACTGGACCAACAGGAGCCACAGGTCCAACTGGACCAACTGGTTCTGCAACAATCACTCATAATGTAACAGTTGCATCAGTTGTTGGAACCAACTATTACTTTATTGATGGTGTTCAAAATCCTCAATTAAAGTTTTTACCTGGAATGACCTATATTTTTAATGTGGCAGATGACTCTGTTGATTCTCACCCGTTTTATTTGAGTACTGTCAATAACAATACTTCGGGTGCTTTGAACTCTAACAACGGAGTGACTTATGTTATTGGAGGAAACACCTATAATCTCTATACCGACTACGCTGCAGCATGGTCAACCTCTGCTACGATTCGTCAGGTACGAGTAACGGTCAAATATGACTATCCAGCAACCACTTACTACGTATGCAACGTACATGCAAACATGGGAAACAGCATAACCCGACTATAAAAAATCCAAGGAGAGCAATGAAAAAACGGACTATTACATTTATACCTACATCGTTTTTCCCACCAACAATTCGAGACGTACCGAGTCTTCCGTCACCTGAACCAGCGTCTAAGCACGTACCAGAGTGGTATGCAAAAAGTGAACGATGGGTTGATTCAGATAAGCCTGAAATATCAAACTTGGGGGCAAACCCTGGTTTAAAGTTGTGCGTTCCCTTTTTAGATGGAATGACCTCTGGATATATGGTTCTTTTACATACTGATATTCAAGTTAAAGTACTAAGTCCTACAGAATCTGAAATGCACTGGTTGAGCATGCCTGACCCTCTTTCGGTAAGAAATCCAAAACTTGGAGAAAAAATCCCACGCCCTGTAGGTCATCTTGAAACTCACTATGCTTGGTATGGACAATGGGGACTGAAAGTTCCATCAGGATACAGCCTGTTCCTGACTCACCCTTTAAACAGGTTTGACTTACCCTTTACAACTTTATCGGGATTAATTGATAGCGACTCTTCTCATGCTTCAGGAAATATGCCGTTTTTCTTAAAAGCAAACTGGGAAGGAATTATTCCTGCAGGAACTCCAATTGCTCAAATCATTCCTTTTAAGCGTGAAAATTGGAAACATGCTCTTGGAACTAAAGAGGATGTAAAAGAAACTACCCAACAGTCTTTTGATAGTCGTCGAATTACTAATGGGTATTACAAGAAAAAGCATTGGACACGTAAGGTTTGGTAATGAAAATTGCGGTTTATACAATTGCCTTAAATGAAGCCCAATTTGTAGAAAAGTGGTATGAGTCTGCAAAAGAAGCAGACTTTCTTTTGATTGCAGATACTGGTTCTAAAGACAACACGGTTGAACTAGCAACTTCTTTAGGAATAAAGGTAGTTGAAATTTCAATTAAACCTTGGCGATTTGACGATGCTCGCAATGCTTCTTTAGCCCATATTCCAGCAGACATTGACTACTGCATTGCATTAGATATGGATGAAGTGCTTGTTCCAGGCTGGAGACAGTGTTTGGAATCTATGCCTAAAGAAGTTACACGTCCTCGCTATAAATATGTCTGGTCCTGGAATCCAGATGGGTCCGAAGGATTGGTTTATGGCGGAGATAAAATTCATGCTCGTCAAGGCTACCGTTGGAAACACCCAGTGCACGAAGTCATAACCAGTTATCTAATTCCAGAACATCAAGAGTGGACTTCTTTAGAGATTCATCATTATCCTGACCAGTCAAAATCTAGAGGGCAATACTTCCCAATGCTTGAAATGGCTGTAGCCGAAGACCCAGAAGATGACCGCAACTCGCACTATTTGGGGCGTGAGTACTACTTCCACGGTATGTGTGACAAGGCTAAAGAAGAACTGCAACGCCATCTTTCTTTAAAGAAGTCTGTCTGGAAACCAGAACGTGCTGCTTCTATGCGTTACATTGCCCGATGCTCTGACGGGCTTGAAAAAGAAGAATGGTTAAAGAAGGCTCATTTAGAATCACCAGGCTCCAGAGAACCGCTGGTGGAATTAGCAGAGTACTACTACGAAGAAGCACGATGGCAAGACTGTCGTGATGCTGCAATCAAAGCCCTAGAAATCAAAGAGAAACCTCTCGAATATCTTAATGACCCTAAAGCATGGGGTGCACTTCCGCATGATTTAGCAGCCATTGCATCGTACAATCTAGGTCTTAAAGAAGATGCGCTTTTATACGGTCAACAAGCCTGGAACCTTAGCCCAGACGACTCCCGTCTAAAGAAGAATCTAGAGTTTTACAAGGAGCCTTAATGAGAGGCAAAAGATTGCAGGGTCGATTCAGCATCGATTATGAGCAAAAGCGCATGTATGAAAGTATTAAGGAAGACCTGCAACTTCCTGTAGGGGTTGATGTCGACTGGTTCCGCTGGTCTGATGATTACCGAGACTCCAATATCACTACAGTCGTAGACGACATTTACGATGTATCCAGCAATACTCCTGGTGAAGGTCGCCGTTGGATGTTGCCATTCAATATGCCTTGTGTCTCCGCCCAATTAGTTCGTGGCAGCAATGAGATGAACGAACGAGGCTTCTATATTGTCGACTCTCTTCGTATCACACTTAATGTGGGAGATGTTGAACGTCTTTTGCCAGACATCCTAGTAAACCCTGACAAGCACATAAAAGACCGTATCCTTTACCGAGGAAACGTCTTTACCCCAACTAGAGTTCTTCCACGTGGAGCCTTTAGTTACAACTGGGCTGTTGTATCAATTGACTGCAACGAAGTAAATGCAGACGAATTGGTTAACGACCCACAGTTTATGCAATATGCACAACGAGGAACAAAAGAGATTCCACCTGTTACATACCCTGGGTATGGACAAGGTAACTTTGGAACTGAGCAGTACGGAAGGTAATTATGAACCAAGAACAGTATGAGGCAGCAAAGGCTACTCTTGAAGAAGAATTGTCAAAGGCAACAGATGAACGTATGCAACAACGTTTACAGGCTGCACTTGATGAATTGCCCTCAAAGTTGGTCATAGAAGATGCCACTGAATAAACCCTCCTACGGAGATTTAAATTGGCACATTAAACTTAATGCTGCCCTTGATTATTTAGATGCAAAAGTTGGTGGACCTACTGGACCAACAGGTGCTGTTGGACCAACAGGTCCTGCAGGTGCTACTGGTCCTGCAGGTGCTACAGGCCCAGCAGGTGCTACTGGTCCAACTGGTCCATTACCTGCTGTTTACTACGGTGCGTTTCAAGATTCAACTACTCAAACAATTGCAAGCACAACAACTGCTTATCCAATTACCTTTAACACTATAGATTTTAATGGTAACGGTATTACACGAGGAACACCAACGTCCCGCATTGTTTTTGCAAACGCTGGTGTATACAACATCCAATGGTCTGGTCAATTCAATAACACCGCAAATGTTGACCATGATGCAAGCGTATGGGTTCGTGTAAATGGCGTTGACCTTGCTGGAAGCACTGGCTTTGTATCTATTCCTGCTAGTCACGGTGGAATTGATGGACATATAGTTACTGGTTGGAATTACTTTGTTTCAGTTACTGCTGGTCAGTATGTAGAACTTGTTTGGAGTGCTACAAATACTGCTGTTACGTTGTCAGCCTATGCTGCTGGAACTAACCCAACACGTCCTGCAACTGCCAGCGTTATTCTTACAGCCAATAAGGTTTCATAATGCCTTTTAAATCAGAAGCACAACGTCGCCTTATGTGGGCTAAAGACCCAAAGATGGCAAAAGAATGGGAAGCCAAAACCCCCAAGGGCAAGAAACTTCCAGAAAAGGTCAAACAAAATGGCAGAAAAAAGCAAGCCCGTTAAACCAGAAAAGCCAGTTACTTTAGGTATCGGAGTGCCTGGTCGTAAGGCTAAAGTCACTCACAAGGTTTACAAAAACAAGAAGGGTGATGTCATGGTTGAACACACAAACACAAATCAAGGCAAGTACGACAAAATTAACCTCACTCAAAAAGGTGGGGCAAAAAACATTAAGCAAGGTGTCAAAGCGGTAAAGCAGTGGCATAAAGCAAATCCTCATAGGAAGCAGGGTCGATAATGGCAGCCAAGAAGCCAGTTAAAAAAGCCTCAAAGTCCAAAGTAAATGAGGCAGGTAATTACACAAAACCTGGTATGCGTAAAGCCCTGTTTAATAAAATTAAAGCAGGAACCAAAGGCGGAGACCCAGGAGAATGGTCTGCACGTAAGGCTCAACTTCTTGCATCTGAATACAAGAAGAAGGGCGGAGGTTACAAAGACTAATGGCAGTTAAGAAGTCACAGCAGTCCCTTAAAAAATGGACAGAGCAAAAGTGGCGTACCTCTGATGGTAAAGAATCAAAGGGCAAAAAGCGTTATCTTCCAGACAAAGCATGGGATGCTTTAACTCCTGGAGAGAAGGCTGCAACCAACCGTGCAAAAGCGGAAGGAAACAGCAAAGGCAAGCAGTTCGTCAAACAACCAAAAACCATTGCCAAAAAAACGGCAAGACATAGATAGGAGAAACCCATGTGTGCATCATGTGGCTGTATGAAGAAAAAGGGTGAGCCTGGCTACGGCAAGGGTAAGTCCGCTAAGAAGTCAATGTCTCCAAAGCAAAAGAAACTTGCTGGAGCAGCCAATCCAAAAGACAAGATTACGGGAGATGATTTCAAGGCTCTCAAGGCAAAGAAAAAGGGCAAGTAATTATGTGTGCTTCATGTGGATGCAAGTGCACAAAGACTAAGGCAATGAAAGGCTGCAAGTGCCAGTGCAATACTTGCAAAGCAGCCCGTTCAGGAAAGAAGGCAAAGTAATGGCAAAGCCACTTCCCTATAACAAGAAGAACGATGCAAAGCAGGACCGTCAGACAACTAAGGGCTTAGACAAAGAAGAAAAAGCCAAGTTCGAAAAGATGGACAAGAAGCATCGTAAGCCAAAGAACCAAGCCGATGACCGTCGTATGGACGAAGCCAATGTCCGTAAAATCAAGGCTCAGGAAAAGCGTCATGAAGCCCGTGAAGGCAAGAAGGGCGAGAAGGCTGAGGACAAGCGAGAACGCAAGTCCAAAAAGAAGTAATGAGTTAAGCCCCCGTATTTATTGCGGGGGCTTTATTCTTTAAGCAGTAATTGACATGCGGTCTTTTACTGTAGTACTTGCTGATTTATTGCTAACCTCTAGGAGGTTTACCTATGTCCACTCCGTGGTATGAGCAGATTGCCGATATTCATTCTGCCCATGAACGTGACGAATTTGTTAAGGGTATGTACGGTCTAAGACCAAATAGTCAGCACACTTTCCTCGTTGGATTGCTTGCTGGTTACTTTGGAACCAAGTACGCAACCAAGGCAATGTTCAGGTCACGCCGTGATAAAGACTAATTACCAAGAGGTAGTAAAGCAATCAGCACGTGACACAGCAGTCTTGATGACTGCCCAGTTACGCCAAGAATGTATCGCCAGTGGTTGGTCACCAGAGGTTGCCAATCGAGTTAGCGTCAAGTTTTCAAACGGCACTTTTGCCGTTCACATTCCAGACTCAATCAAGTCTCAAGTAGACAACTTAGAGTATGGAACCCCAAGCACTCAGCCTACTGCTGCTATTCGTCGTTTTGGAAACAGAGCAGATAGTGCCGAATCATTCCTGCTTAAAAGAGCAAAGCAACTACTTGGAGGTTCACTATGACTCTAGGACAACTTTTTATAGTCGAAGACGAGGCTCTTAAGACATTACTCAAAGGTATGACAGTAACTGACCAACGTTCAAACAACGAAGGTGTTGCTCGTCCTGTTGGAGTATGGTTTGGAATGCCAGACCAAGAACTTCGTGACCAAGCCTATCCATACATCACCATCGACATGATTGATGTTATGGAAGACCGCCAACGTGCAATGCGTGGACAGATTGATGGTTACGATTACCTAAAGCCAGCAAATCTTCCAGCAAGTAAGGGATACAAAGTCTCTTACCCAATCCCAATTAACATTGACTATCAGATTACGACTTATGCTCGTAACCCACGTCATGACCGTCAGATTTTGAGCGACCTCTTGTACACAAGACTTCCGCTCAGGTTTGGTGCTCTATCCACAAACGATGGAACTGTTCGTCGTTTAGATGTGTTAGATGTTGCCAAGCGAGACACTGTTGAACAAGCAAAGCGTTTGTTTAGCAATGCAATAACTGTGCGTATCTCATCCGAGATGCCACTACTTCAATACCGAGAACTCTACAAGGTGCAAAAAGTTATCACATCTGGACCTACTGCTACTCCACGTGGGAGATTCGTAGGGGTCGATACGTTTACAACAACGGCACAATAACGGAACCACTAAGACCTAGTTAGGAGAAATAAGGAAATGGCAGTTTACAAACGCCCAGGTGTTTACATTACTGAACGCCTGTTACCTGCACCTATCACTGCTCTGGGAACAGCCACAGCAGCAGGAGCGGTAGTTGGAACGTTTGCAAGTGGACCTACCACTGCAACGTTAGTGACATCTTGGTATGAATTTTCCAAGATTTTTGGAGGCTATAACGCCTCATTCCCAGCCACATTTCAGGTTGGTGCGTTCTTCCAAAACGGAGGACGCGAACTCTATGTAAAGCGTATGCTTCCAGCAGATGCAGTCAATGCTTCTACAAACGTAACTCGTGCATCAGGAACAGGAAACGTTCTTGTATTCACTGCTCGTGACAAGGGCACAGATGGCAACAACCTCCGTGTTAAGTTAACAGCAGGTACAGCAGGTGCAGGTTACTGGGACGTTGCAATTTACAAAGAAGGTGTAGCAGGAACAGCATCAGATATTACAAACGATGTTCTTCTTGAGTCTTATGAGAACGTTGTTCTTGCTGGAACAACTTCAAGTGACTACATCACAACTGTTATCAACACAGTTTCACAGTATGTAACTGTATCTGTATCAGATGCAGTCAACGCTCCATCAACAGCCGTCTTCCCACTTACTGGTGGTTCAAACGGCGGAACAATTGTTGAAGCAGACTTCAACGACACAGTAACTGGTTATGCAGCAGAGTTTGACAAGATTCAACGTCCACTCGTTTTGTTCTTCCCAGCACTTGATGTGCTTATGGGAGCAAACACAGCACTAACAATTTACGGTGCTGCAATCTTGTGGGCTGCTACAAACGGCAAGCACTTTGTTGTTGTTGAAACTCCAGCAGACCGCAGCGTAACTCAGGCTCTTGCTGTAGGAACAGCACTTTCTGGCTACAGCCATGCTGGTGTTTACTTCCCACACTATTACATCACTGACCCAGTTGGTCGTGGTGCATCTTCAATCCGCAAAATTGGACCATCAGGTGCAGTTGCGGGTCTTTATATGTTGACAGATACAACAACTGGTCCGTTCAAGGCTCCAGCAGGTATTGGCACAAATGTTGCAGGAGCAATTGCTCTTGAGCGTGTCTTTACATCTACTGAACTTGACAACATGAACTCAGCAGCGGCTCCAGTTAACCCAATCCGTCAAATTCCTGGTGCAGGTATCTCAGTAATGGGTGCTCGTACTTTGAAGCAAGATGGAACAGCAAACAAGTATGTCAACATGCGTCGTTCACTTATTTACGTTCGTAAGAAGTTAGACGACCTAACACAGTTTGCACTATTTGAGAATAACGATGAGAAGTTGTGGGACCGTATTAACACAGCCATCACCGCATTCTTAAATGAATACCGCAATCAAGGCGGTCTTCGTGGTGCATCACCAGCAGAGGCTTTCTATGTCAAGGTCGATGCTGAAAACAACCCAGATAATCTGATTGCCCAAGGTGAAGTACACGTTGAAGTAGGTGTTGCTCTGCAATACCCTGCAGAATTCGTGGTTATTACCCTAAGCCAGAAGACAGCAAACTAGGAAAGAAGGAAGCATAAATGGCAAGCATTTATCAAAATCGGTCAGCCATTGCGACTGACCCGATTCGTAACTTTCGGTTTCTTGTCACGTTCGCTGCTGCTAATAGCACTGATACAAACCTGACGATTGCATCTGCAACCATGGGTTTCACTTCAGTTTCAGGCTTGGCGGTAACAACTGACTCGATTCCTTATCGTGAAGGTGGCTTCAACACTACCGTTCACCAAATCCCAGGACAGACATCCTTCCAGCCAATTACACTCCAAAATGGTGTAGTTATTGGAAAGCGTCAGAAGTGGGACTGGATGCGTAACCTCTTTGCAACTGTGCAAGGTGGAGCAACACGCACCATCAATCAGGGGTTCCGTTGCGATGTAACCATTAAGGTTCTTGCACACCCAATCCCAGTCATTGGTGAGGCAAAAGAAGGCGTTGACGATGTTGCAATGCAGTTCAAGGTCTATAACGCATGGCCTACTGCTGTTGCATACTCAGACCTAAATGCTGGAGATAACTCTCTATTCGTAGAGCAGATGACTCTGGTTCACGAAGGTTTTGACGCTTCTTGGTCAACTATGACTAACAACGTATTTGCACCTGCTGCATCAATCGGTGCATCAGGAGCAGCACCTGCTTCTGGACAAGCAGTTTAACCATTTACAGAATAGGAACACAAAATGAGTACATCAACAGTTAATACTGTTAAAGCAGGAGATAATCCCGACCTTGTAAATCAGATGGTTGCACAAACTCTGGCTGAAAAGCCTGAGCAAAAACCAGTAACCATTATGCCTCCTTCAGACACTGTAGTGACTCTCCCTGGTGGGTATCTAACTCCCACTGGGGAGGTCATTAAGGAAGCCGAAGTTCGTGAACTAAACGGAAAAGATGAAGAAGCAATTGCACGCTCTACCAATATCGGTAAAGCACTTTTGACAATTCTTTCTCGTGGAGTTGTTCGAATTGGCGAAGAAAAGGCAACAGAGTCAATGCTAGATAGCATGCTTGCAGGTGACCGCGACTTTCTAATGATTGCTATTTACAAAGCAACATTTGGAAACAAAGCAGAACTTCAAGGACTCTGCAATACATGCAACGCCTTTAAAGACGTTGAGGTGGATATTGATGAAGACATCAAGGTCCGCCAAATGGTTGACGTGTATGAGCGTAAGTTCAGCGTTGACTGCAAAGTAGGTCAAGTAGAAATCACACTACCAACTGGACATACTCAGAAAGACTTGGTGAATAACACCGATAAAACGGTTGCCGAATTGACAACCATTTTGTTGGAAAACTGCGTTGACACAATCAATGGCAGCCCTGTTCTTGGAAAAGCACAGGTTCAAAATCTTGGAGTCAATGACCGCAAGGCAATTGCGTCAGAGATAAACAAGAGAAACTTTGGACCAGTCTTTGACGACATAGCAGTTAAGTGCCCAGATTGTGAAAGCGAGGTACTGGTTCCCCTTAATTTGGGGACCTTATTTCGTTTCTAACGTAACGGACTATTCAACATTGCTGGCTGAATGGCTGGCATTGTCAGACCGACATCAAGGCTGGACTCTGACCGAAATTAAAGAACTCGGTATTAGAGAACGTCGCAATTGGATTGAACTTATTAAAGAAGGCTATTAGGAGATAAAAAGTGGCAGGTGATGTAAACGAGTCCTTATCTAAGACCAATAAGGAATTAGATGACATCGTTAAAAAACTTGCTGGTATAGAGAAGTCGTTAAAGACGATTGGCTCTAGTTCCAGCAAGTTGCCTGGTGCTGTCCGTGGAGCCACAAAGGGTGGCGGGGAAATCGGGGTTGGCTCAACGTCAACCTCCATGATGCCTCACATGGGCAAAACTTCTTTTAGCGGAGAAGAAGCAAACCAAGAGTTCATGAACCGCTATAAAGAAGCGGGAAACATATTAGGTCTTGGAAAATTCTCTACTAATCAAAAAGCCTTGGGGATTGCTCAAGGTGTTGCTCAAATTGGAATGGGCTTTATTGGTGGTGCTCTTGCTGCTGTTCCAAGCGTTACCTCTGTTATGGCAAGTTCTGCCAACTACTATGGAGCATCTATTCGCTCTGGTGGGCTGGGCTATCAACAAATAACCAACATGACCATGCAAGGTCTTGGTCGTTTAGGTATTACAGGTGAACAATCTCCTGCTGCAACTGCAGCAATTCTTGCTGCTCGTGGTGTTATGCCAGGAAGTGCTCAATACAAAACTCTCTTAGGAGAAATTGGTGGAGCAGCCAGATATATGAACATGGCAAATGAAAATGCTGCCGTGGCTTTATCTGGATTAACTCAAGGTCAAATGAGTTCACGTTTGTATAGCGTTGGTGTCAGTACCTTTAATCAACAGACAGGTCAGTTCCGTGGTGGTTCAGAAGTTATGAACCAACTTCTTGACCGTATGACTTTTGGTCGTGAAAAGGCTTCTGTTCAAGATGTTATGAACAGTATTCAAGGAGGATTCTTACAGCAGACTGCTAACTCTCTTGGCATGAGCGAAGACCAAAAGCAACTGTTTTATCAAACAGCAATTAACCGTGCAGGTGGTAATCCAGCAGACCTTGCTAAATTAGGAATTAACGGAAATCCTCTTGAATCTCAAAAACGTATTGTTCAGTCTGATGTTGAGACTTTAAATCGTTATGTTCAACCTGTATTAAAAGGCATGGAAAACGCTGCAGATATTGTTGAAGCGTTTAATCGTGGACTTCAAAGCATGGCAGACCAACTTGGTTATGTAAGTGGTCTTATGGGAGGTCTTGGTCAAAGCCGTGCTGGTGCTGGTATTGGTGCTGCTACTGGTGGTTTCTTGGGGGGCATGGGGCAAATTTTTTGGGCAATT